TCCTGGCAGCGGTGGCAGGTTGCTGCCGTATTGGCGCAGCCGCCAAGGTTTGTGATCCTTTCGATTATTCCAAAATGCCATTTCAGTCCTCTGTTTTGTCGCGGCTTAACTCAAGTTTTATTCCACATACTCGAACTCGATGCGCGTCACTTCCGTTTCCGGTGTTAAGCCCGTGTGCGTGGCGCAGAACATCGCCACAAACTCGGCTGGCGTCATATCCGGGAATCCCTCGCGCTTGCATTCGTAGTCGCCGAAAACGCTATCGATCATCCACCGCAATGGTTCGCGCCTCACGCTTACCACGCGCAACGGTTCGCGCAGCGGTTCAATCTTCTCGCCGGGCTTTAGGCCCATGCACTTCTTCACTGGGCGCAGCATATCGCCTGGTTTCAGGTGCAACCAGCCCACCCTGCGTGTCACTGTCTTCTCGCCAGCCTTAATCTGGTCGGTCGTCAGTGAAAAGCTCATGTTTCGCATTTGATGTCCTCGCCTTCCTTCAGGTAGGAGATGACATAAAAATAATTCCAAATGCAGAAATCACGACGATGAAAATTGAAATCATGGGAATTGCTTGCTTGATTGCTTGCCGCCGCCGGTAGCGCGGCGAAGGATATTTAATACGCATGGTAGCGCCTCTTTTAAAAAACCCGCGGTGCTGCACCTGACGGCAGTTATGCCTTTCCGTGAAGGATCATAAATCCGGTGGCAGTCTTGATTTCATCAAGGGCTGATTGCACGGCAGTTTTGAATGCCTTGTCAGGCCGAATCAGCTCGTACCAGAATGATACTTTGCCGCCATTGTCGCGGTACTTTAGCCGGGCTTCGACTGGATAGGCGTCACTACTTCCTTCGAATACTGGGAGCCCAAGCGTGAAGCGCTGGAATACTTCCATGCTGGTGCGCGTTTCCTTGTCTTCATCCTCGACGAACTCAAAGCGCACGCCGCCTGATTGCAGGTTGATGCGGCTTTTCAGGCGCTTCTCTGCATTGGCTTCAAAGGCCAGCGCCATGGTCAACATTTGACCGCCGGTCGGCATGCCGGAAACATTAGCGATGTCGCCAAGATTTTCCTCGAGCCATGTTGCAAAGTCAGCCTGAGTCATCACGCCTTTATTCTTTCCGATCCAGCGTTTCCATTCGATGGAAAGGGCCGGGGCGAAGGTGCAACGATGGTCGCGCCACTTGGCTACATCTGCACCGTTATCGTTGATTATGGCTTCGAGGATGCAGTACGATTTTTCCCCGTCTATATCAGCGTAAATCACGCACTCGTCGAGACTCCCGTGCTTTTTTGCGTAGTCGATGAAGCTGCCGGTAGTCGTGATGCTGACGGTCGCATGCTTGCGCGAAGGCGCCGGCAATAGATGCTCAAGGCTGTGTACGGTGTAGTCATTCGGCGCGACCAGGTACGGGACGCCGTTCTCTGGCTCGATGAAAGCCTCAAGGTCTGAGGTTATCGGCGAGCGAGGCACGCCAATGGCAGAGCCGTAGCGCAGCAGGATTTCAGCATCGCTGCGCGGCGTCTTGGTGTTCTGGGTATCTGGTTTGGTGGGCTGGTTCATTTTGACTCCTTATGCGGAAACGTTTTTGAGTTCGCGTGCCGGTTCATTGGCGACGGGTTTGAGTTCGAGTTTTGTCTGGCGCGGATCGTCGGCCATCAAGTTGCCTTCGGGTGTCGGCCACAACAGGGATTCTGGTGGCAATCCCTTTGGCTTGATGATCTTCACTTCCGCCATGACGGCAAGCGCGCCAGCCGTACTGGGCTTGATCTTGATGTGCATGGTGAGACTGCCCGCCTTGTTGTTGGCAACTACGGCGGCAATGACTTCGGACAGCTTTGCACCGGCGACATCGAGGACAGGGCGGAGGTCGCCGTTTTCATCCTCAATGCGCACATCACGAATATTTTCGTTGATAGGCTTGCTCATGATTTATTCTCCTTTGGTAAATGGTTAATTTATGTGGATTGAAACTTCACGTTGCTGAGCTGATTGCATAGGGTGTAACGCATGGCCGCGCCCCTTTTCAAAAGGCGCTATAGCGCGTTTTACCGATTCGAGCTGCTCCCTGCGGGTGGCTTCCCGGCAGCGTGTGCAAGTACATTCACGGTCGATTATTCTTTGCGCCAACTGCATGGCGGTTGATTGGTCTTTTTTATCTGGCATGACACATCCTTATATTCAAATTAAATGTCGTAAGTATCACGCACGCCAGCTTCCAAAGCTTGGACGATAGTCTCATCCATCGCCCCAATGGCATTAATTAAACTGGCAAGAGAGGTACTCATATCAGATAGAGCGCCGGGCGTCAGATGGATCATGTGGCCCGTGCTGAGGCAGGTGATCAGCCGCTGATGCGAGAAGGCGAGTTCCTTGAGCTGGCTGGATAAATAATCTGTCATAGCAGATACTCCTGCGCCGGGAGCTGTTTTTTGCGCCGTGTCGCCAGCGCCGACTTTTTGAGCGCCCACAAAACTAGCGGCGCGGCGCATGCGCGTTCGAACGTCCAGCCACGAAGATGCAGGATCGGCACGCGGTTAAAGGCGGCGCGCAGTTCGTCGGTGGTGGGGGCGGTGGCATTCATGCGGCAATACCCACGTCATCGCGCCTGTCGCTGCGGCGCTCATCGTCATTTGGCTGGATCACCACGATCGCCGGGTTGTCGGCATGCGGGCGCAAAATCAGCCTGCGATGATCGAGGTAAGCGATGGCGTCATCCACCTCTTTGCGCAATTCCGCATCGATGATGTGCGCGGTGTCCCATTCCAGCCGGTGCGCCGCGTTGTATCCGATCAGCTTGCAATCGCATTCAATGGCTGATCGCGCCATGCTGTAGGCATAAAACCGCTCTAGCGTGTGCTGTGAGTCCTTGGTCATGATCGTCTCCTGTCTCCTGTGAAGGGGTGTGCTGCCTTGCCGATCTTCCGGTGGTTCTTGCGTCGCCTCATCACTTGCCGGTGGCAGCGGTGCGTCTTGGCTAACTCGATACCCGCCTCGCGGGTTTTTCCGGTTGATGGGTAGCATTATCCACGTATGGGTAACGTTGTCAATCCTTAAATGGATATTTTATGAGATAATTTTTCAGCGGCCAATGGGGCCGCGAAAATCAGGAGAACATCATGGATGAAAAAAAACCCGCACAGGCGGGCATTACAGCTAATTTAGACTTTGAGGCGTGGTTATCCAGTCTATTATTTCCGCTTCCCGGCGCTGTTAAGCAGGCGCATTCCGCCCGCCAGGTCAGCCAGCATTTGCCGCGCCATTGGTTCCAGCGCTTGCTGGCCCGCTGCGGCTTCTAAAACGGCGCCAAGCTTGCCAGGTCGGCTTGCTGGCTTTCAGCAAGCGCCACCGTTAGCGCGCGCAGCACCTGCTGGATGATGTTGAGCATTTCAAGTTCGGCGGGGGTCATGTGTTTCTCCTTTGGCATGGGCGCGGTTTGCAATGCGGGCAAATTCAGCAGGTTTATAACGGCAGAATTAAGCCGGAGTATTTTCGCCCACCTTACCGCAGTGAGGGCACTTGTATTTTCCCCAGGCCCAAGCGATAAAAACCACGCCAGGGATGATCCAGAAAAGCAGAAGAACGATGGCCATGAATTGACCGCCGTTATAGTTCCTCAGCCAGGTTTTCATCGGGCCGATATGCCCGCAGGAAAGGCAGCGCCGCTGCCCCGGAATGCCAGACACGACGCCGATAACAGCGGGTTGTCGGACGCCGCAGTGAGGGCAGATTTCCGCCTTGGCGTTGATCGCTACGCCGCACTCATGGCAAAACTTTTCATTGTTTTTTTTCATTCTGGCTCTTTGCAAGGATAGGGCAGTGAATTGATTTTTGCATAGGTTTGTTGTTTTTTGTAAAAAACGATAACATCATTTAAGCGGGGGCAATGGAAAAAAAATCAGTTGGCACGGTTTGCCCTAGCCTTGGGATGCTGTGCGGCTATCTCTTTGGCGCGCCCGATCAGCTCGGCCAGACCGCGCTCGTTAATGCTTTCGGCCACCGCCATCAGCTCGGCGATGAGCGGGGGCATGGGTGGCGGCTCGCGCACACCCAGCCCCACCACGTTGTCAGCCAGCGGATAAGGTTGGTCGTGGGGGTTGACAATGTAGAGTAAATCTTCCGGACGCCGCCGGAAGGCTTTGGCAATCGCCGCCAGATTCTGCACTGTTGTATTACCGTCCCCATTCCGCGCTCTTTGCACGGTGCCGAAGCCTATTCCGGCGCGCGATGACACTTTTTTCAGGGTATTCAAGCTTTCAGAAGCCCGCATCCAGGCATCCAGATTGGCCGCAATGATCTTGGTAATGTCCATTTTTGAATTATCCTTAATTGGATAATCTATAGGTGGGTATTGACTAAACCCATAAACGGGTTTAGGATGACATTCCATGAACACTCAACCACCCATTTATGATTTTGTGATGGCAAACCTGCGCGCCCGGCGCGTGCCGCAACGCCGGGCCGCTCGTGAATCCGGCGTGCCATTTTCCACGCTGACCAAGATTGCCCAGGGCGAGATCAAGCATCCCTCCGTCCACTCCATCCAGGCGCTGGCCGAATATTTCCAGAAACTCGATGCTGACGATACGCCGTCCAACCAACAAGAGGCTGTCTGACGTGACGCATCGCCAAATCATTCGGTCACTGGATGCGCTGCAAGCGGATATGTCGCAAGCCTCCATTTTTTGGGAGGCGGAGCGCATGCGCGTCGCCGTCGACAAGATCATTCGACTGGCGGTGGAGCACTGGCAGGTGAGGGGGGTTTATGTTCCGCGATCCCGGCGGACAGAATGTCGATCCAGTGGCGCACGTCGCTGCGGAAGTCGTCGTCATAGCCCTCGGCCATCTTGCGGTTGCTGCTGTCATAGATCATTGCCAGTGTGCTGCGCAAGATCGCAGGGTCGGCAGAGATGAGGGGCAGCATGTATTTGCAGGTTTCAAGCAGCGCAGTGTGCTGCGCCGCCAGCGCACGGTGCGCATCTTCCAGCCGATTTAATCGTTCGTTGATTGTCATATTTTTACCTGAATAACCCATGTGGATGATCCCCTCCGTCTCGGCCTGCCGGGGCTTCCAACAGGCACCGGCGCCATTGTCGGATGCCTGTTTTTTTAATCGCAGCAAGGGCATTATGCAAAAGGTGCCCAGAGCTTTCCTCGTGCGAGGATTTATGCCATGAACGTAATTGATGCGGCCCACGCCGTTGTGCATGATTACCCGGGCGGAACGCCCGCCCTGGCCCCCCGCCTGAACATGGCCCCGGCCGTCCTGCGCGGTAAGGTAAACGTGAATGATCACGGCCACCATCTGACGGTGGTCGAGGCATTGCGCATCCAGCAATTAACCGGGGATCACCGCATCTTTCTGGCTGAGGCCGAAGAGCTGGGGTATGTGGCCCTGCCTGCACCGCATATAGAGGATGAGGATGTCGGTCGCGCGCTCACTCGCCTGTGTGGCGAGTTTGGCGACTACATGCGCCGAGTCGACGAGTCGATGCAGGACGGCAAAATCACGGCCAACGAGCGCCGCACGCTAGAGCGCGAGCTGCTGGATATGATTACAGCAGCCAATCACTTGCAAGCCATTCTGGCGGCGGTCGGCACGCGCCATGGCTGACGAAATTTATCTTGCCAGCCTGCGCATCGATGCGCTCATCGAAGGCAAGGTCGAGCAAGCCCGCCGCATGGCGGCAGCGCCCCAAGTCGCCATCGGTAAGTGCCTTAACTGTCATACCGAGCTTGAGCCGCCCCTGCGCTGGTGCGACACCGAGTGCCGCGACGACTGGCAGGCCAGAAATGAGTCATGATGATTTGGGAGCGGCGCGGCAGCTATGCCCTCGCCTGCGCCGATTACATCATCGGCAGCTACTGCGTGGGAGGCCAATCGATATACGTCTTGTGGCACAACACCGAGCGCCTGAGCCAGCACCCCACCAGCGCCGCAGCCCGCGATGCCGCCCACCAACACCACAACTCCCCATCCCCCTACGTCAGAGGATAGCAATGC